TTCAATATTCTCGGTAGTTATAAATTTGTATATTGGTGTATTGTTATTTCTATAAGTAAGTACCATATTGGCATTAGTTGGGGCAACTATATTTAAATGTCCAACATTATTGGAAATTAAAGCAGCTCCATTATAAACCGCTTTTTCTATTTTAGTTGTAGCAATTGTATGATCTATGATTACATTATTCAAAGTATTCCAGGTAACAGAACCATCACCAACATTAGTTAAAAAATAATCAGGGCTCCCATTAATTCCGGGCAATGCCCCAGCTTGCATATCATTAACAGCTGGTACTATTACATCATTTAAATAATCTATTATCGAAGCAAACCCGCTATCAAGATCAATAGATTCAATTGTTCTTTTATCATTACGTAGAAGTCTAAAAAAAGATAAATTGCGGTTTAATATATCAATCATTTATACCCCAAGTTTTGCTCTAATTACTGGGTCAAGTGCTGATGCTGGTATTCTATTATTAAAATCATTGCTTGAATGAATACCAGCAAGCCATACACTACTATTTGCTATATGTTTTGGCTCTATTGCCCCATTTTCAAACTGATATTCAGTTAATAATCTTGTATCAAAATCCCATCCAGGAGTAGGACCAATTAAAGTATCTGTTATTGATTCATCTATAATATTATCAGGGGTAAATGTATAATTAGCATTATCATCAGTACCCGCAGCAGAATAACGTGTTTGTAAACACATATATGTAGAACCATTTGCAGTTGGCACACTATCAAGACCTCGTCCTCCAATTAATGTTCCATCAGCTATATGTCTATTTTCGATAGAATCAGCACGCCACGCAAAATTCCATGCAGTTATACTATATTGTCTTTGCGTAAGTATTTGTTGTCCAAACTTCTCAGCTGTTATACTATTATCCTGTAAATTTGCCTCTGTAATTTGCGCTTCTGCAATAGCTTCATTTAATATTACTCTAGGTGCTGCAAATAATGCTTCTCTTAAACCTGCTCCTAAATGTTCAATTTTAATTGCTCCTAAGGCTATATGTCCTCCTATTAAAGTTTTATCTGCAATATCGCCAGTAGTTACTTTACGCCAAACAGGTGATCGTGCATTTCTAGAAAATAATATACTATCATTTAAATTAGATGGTAAAGATGTCCAATTTCTATTTTGAGTAGTCGCTATAATACTAAAAGGAGTAACAGGCGTAAATTTTGCTGTTGCAATAGAATAATCAGGGAAAATATTAGCATTGATTTTATCCCATTTAACATTACCATCACCTATATTAAGTAAACATGCTCCAGCAAGAGCGGCATTATTTACTCCTATAAATTCAGCTTGTATAAATGTATTAATTATAGGAACTATTTTAGTATTTAAATAATCAACTAAATTATTAAATTGAAAATCCAAATCCTCAGCATTTATCATCATGCTTCTATCCCGCACGGTTTGAAAATACGCTGCATCTCTTGTAAATTGATCTATACTCATACTACAATCCTAATTTTTGTCTCCAACTAACAGGTATATTCTCAACTCCTATACAACCATCAGCTAATAATTGTGATATTGGTCTAACAGTTCTTTGATCGTTCCATTTACCATTAGGACAACTACGTAAACGTTGTCCATTTAAACTACCATTTGCAATATTTCTACTAGTAATAGCATAAGCAGCAATATTACCCACATTAAACGCCTTGTATCCTTCCGTTGCGCAATATAAATTAGCTGGAATTTTAAAATTAGGCACTATTTTTGTATGGTCAACAGGAGAGGCCACCCCGGGATAATGATTTATATATTTATGACTGGTGATAAAATTATTAGGAGCAGTATTTCCTCCTAAAGCAACTTGTGTATTATTTATTCCACATAATAAATTCCACATTGACTGACTTAATACATTAGTAGTTATTGCACCATTAGCTATTTTACTGCCTGGTATCGTATTACTAGCAATTAACTGATTTCTAATAATTGTTCTAATAAATGATCTCTCAAAACTTACAGCAAAATTTTCAGACCTAAGACCTTCTAAAGCGATTTTTTCACTAGTTATTACTCTATTACTAATTGAGTCATTACCTACTATTTTTTTCCAGATAGGAGTATTTTGAACTCTTGCTGTCAATGCAAGACCAGCAGATGATGGAGTTATTATTCTAAATATCTGATTATTATCGGTAGCAAGTATTGATCCTGCATTTGCTTGTACTAATTTAGCAAGAGGTAATGAATAATCTGGTATATATTCAGCTTTTGGAAAATCCCATTTGGTAGTTCCATCTCCTACGTTAATAAGATTTTTATTAGCGTCTACTGGATTATTAGAACCGGGAATTTGACTTGAGACTAACTGATTTAATGTTGAAACTATAAATTTATTAATATAACTGCTAATAGTAACAAATTGTCTATCTATATCTCCAGCTTTTATAAAATCGCCTCTAGCTTGCACCCCGCTAAAATAATTTTTATTAATAATTAAAGGATTTAATGCCATTAATTAGCTCCTCCTGCTAAAAATAGTTTATTGAAAACAAATAAATCATTACTAGTGCCTGATAGTTCAATCATTAAAGAATCAGCAGTAAATCTAATTATTTCATGAGTAAAAAATGTTTCATTTAAAGGATAAGGTTTTAATCCAAAAGGGGAAACGTCATATAATATTCCTTGCTTTTGTATAGTTAATTGCTCATTGATACTTTGAGTCTCATCTTGATCAAGATATACTCTAACTAGAATAGTAATTGGTTCTAGAGTTTTACTATCAATATAAACATCGGTATTGGCCCATGTGCTTTCAAAAAAAGTCCAATTATAAGCAATAAACCATGACATATAACCTTTGCCATATTCAAGATATGATTGTTTGCCTACTTTGTCGGAATAAACCAGCAATTCTCCTTGTGGCATTCCAAGGTATAAATTTTGGGTGGTAGAATCATATAAAAGACTTGAACTTTCAGCAAAGTTTTCACTAAATACAACCCATGCACCCTCACTGTTTAATTGATAAATAAAACAGCTATATTTTATTCTAAAACCTAAGAACCGCCCATAAGGATATAAAAAGGCTCTCATACTTCTAAAGTCTCTATCAGTCTCTATAAAACTAAGCTGACTATTGACATAATGATCAATCGGAGTTGAAAACTGATAGGATACTTGCAGTTTTCTCTGTAAATATTCACTTACTGAAGTTAGAGAAACAATCCCGTACTTGGATAAAAATATAAGGTTATTCGGGACTTCTACAAATAAAGTTTGCTGAATTACCCCTACTGGCAAAGTTTGTTCCCATTGAAAATCTGGCAACGTAATATTCTGTCCATCATTATTAGTTGTTGGATCTTCTCCAATAAAAACCTGCGTTGTTTCTCTTCCCAAAAATAAAGTTCTACCTTCAAACATGGTTATTGCTTCCAGATTATCGGGAACGCTTGAATTGTTACTCAAGTTAATAAAATCAATTTCATTGGTTTGTGGATTGAACCAATCATAAATACTTTCCGTTTTAGCAGCGTAATAAGCTCTCATTGCAAGTAAGGGTGATCTGAATTTATCTTTATAAGTTCTACCCTCTGCTACTGCCCATAGCCTTTTATGAACAACAGCTAGATAACTAAAAGATGGACAAAGTTTTTGGTATAATATTTTTTTAACGTTAGCTTGCGGTGCAATATTCACTGTTATTGTCATTACAACTTGATTATTAGCGGGTAAATTATAAACTAGATTAGTAACAGTAACCGCTCTGTTTTCATTATCACTAACGGAAGTAAGGACATCGCCCACTTTTACATCAGCTTGTAATGTAGCAAGGTAACTTTGAGGAATAGAAAAAGTAAGGTTAGAACCATTTACAACTATTGGAGTAACGTTTGGTATAGGTACAGGAGCTTTTAAAGGTAATAACTGATTTCCATCATATACTTTTACTGGATCAACTCCATTAGCAATTAATAATTTCCCTTGAAAGTTTACGTATGAAACGATAACAAGCGGGTCTACTTGATCAGTTATAATTTCGTAAGCCCCGTTAGCTGTAATTCTAGCAATTAATGCTTTTTCAATAAAAACATTAAATGGATTAGTAATATTAGCTCGAAGTACGGGGAAATCAAATACTATTAATTGGTCAGTAGAAGTTACAACACTAATTTCAGTTTCTACTCCAATTAACTGTTTAAAATAAACACGTATCCCATCATTAATTGAATTTCTTAACCAGATTCTATATTCTTCTTGAAAGTTTGTAAGAACAAGTGTTGCTCTACACCAACCAACTTTACTTGGATGCTGGACAATCGTAATATTTTCATGAGTAATAGCTGACTGGCCAAGGTAACTCACATATACCAGTTTTTCAGATGTTCCGTCCTCTTTTAAGAACGGCATAACTGCTAGAACTTCTCGAGCAAAAAGAGTGTCAGAAAAAGGAAAGCTAGCTGTTAATTCTGTGCCATAACGGAGTGCCCCAGTTTTATTGTCGCTAACTAATATATTCTGAATAAACCGGCCGTAAGATATATCGTCCTTAGTATTTGTATTAATACCTTTAAATGGAAATGGAACTGCTACAGTTTGCGGATGATGATTAAACATTATAAACCATAGTTTTTAAATTTAGCTAACGTCTCCTTATCTTTTTCCCATACATTCCTTATATAAGCCATTTTATCCATAAAGACCTTATTACTAAAATAAAAGTAATATAAAGCTCCATGTACTAAGAATATATGATAAGGCAGCGGATAAACTGGTGTATCAGTTTCAAGATTTGCGTCGTTAATATTTTCTACTAATCTTTTTGGATTAGGAGTATAAAAAACATTTATATATTTTTTATTTATACTGTCTCTTGGATCAATTGCCATCTGATATTTTAAACCAGAATTGCTTATATTACAAAAAATATAATTTTTTTGCGTAACATATTCATCAGGAGCAAGCGCAGCATTAGCATTAGTATAATTTCCTTTTTTTAAAGGAATACGATCAATAAATACACTATCTATTTTAAATAAATTATCTGGAAATAAGAAACCAGCGGAATCTTTAAATGTAGATGATACAAAATCAAGATATGAAATTCGCCCCTCAATTATTAAATTTAACCCAGAAGAAGCTATTTCGTAAAGTTCATCATTTGCCATATTCAAGTATTGCAAATAAGCAGCACGTTCTTTAGGCGTTAATTCGCTCTTATCAGTACTTAAGCGGTTTGTTAGTTCTATTAATTCCGTTACGTTCATAATACCTCTAAAAGGATATAAAGGAGGTAAAAACCTCCTTTATTTATGCTTTGTTATTCACCGTTGTTAGTACTGTAAAACAATTGTATCATTGCAGATTTATTTGAAAACAAAGGCGCTTCTGCTGTTGGAATTCTTAAAATTAATTTAGAATTAACTATTGATAATGAAGTAACGTTTGCAGCAGTTTTATCCCACATTCCTATAAATGATGGAGTAGCACCAGAAGCTGTTTGTTCAATAGAGGATGGATTATAAACACCAAGTAAAGAGGCGGCTAATACTGGCCTAGTCCCACTAATACCTAATTTAGTTAAATCAATAGTAATATAACTATTAACCGAATTTGATAAAGGTGCATTAATAGTAAGATTAATCAATTTGCTAATAACCTGATCAACATAAGTGGCTTTAGCAGTAATTGTAATTACTTGATCATTGGCAACGCTATCACCACTAACACCTGTTACAACGTTTGGATTTACGTTGCTTACAACAGTAACAACCTGAGTAGCGTCATCAGTAGTAATATTGTATTTATTTAATATAAACATAATTAACCTCTTTAAGATATGGTGGTAAATGAATGAACTACACCATACTCAACTAGATTGTTATTGTTTCCTTTAACGCCTCTAGCTTTTGATGGATATTTAAGTAGTTTAAGTCCGCTTATCTCATTATGAGCAAGACCTTTATATAATTCGTAGTCTGTAGAGCTTCTGAAAGTAAAGGTTGGAGTTTGACCCATACCAAAACCAACAGCAGCAGCACCACAGAACATAGAGTAAGCGTAAATATTACCAGCTGCGTTAGTAATAAGGAAATTGCTAAGTTCTGGTATTACAATCACCATTACACCCTCAATAGTTCCTTTGTACATAGAACCATAAAGAATTGATGGTTGATCTTGATTCTCAATTACACCTCTGCTTATTTGTGCTTGCCATACTGGATCAGCTGCAAGCTTATTATAAGTCTCAGGAGCTATAAAGAGTACATAACGCTTATCTTCGAAGCCCATATGAGTTTTATATTTATAAGGTCTAACAGATGATTCTTTTACTGTATAAGTAGCATTACTTATTGTTAAACTTTGACCTGTTGCAGCTTGGTTAAACAACTGACGTATATGTGATACGTTCATTGTATTAGTAGCTACTGGGAAGTTTGCAACAAGTAATGCACTAGCAAGATCAGCATAAGTAGTCCTAGAGTTACCGCCAGCAAGGTTTGGATCACCAATCAATATTCTAGATCTTGAAACCCCACCTGTTGCTTGATCAAGACGAGATGCAAGTATTCTACTTCTTAAATCAGAATAATTAAATTGTTGATTTAGACTAGGACTAATACCAGCTGCACCACCATCAAAAGCAAGTGCAAAAGACTGTAGAATCCTTTTTGTATTGAGCATATCTGCTTGGGATAATAAGTCTGCTCTAACATCAGATTCAAGATTAAACTTAGTTTGTAAACTCATAAGTTGAGCATCAGTTAGTAAAGTTGCAAATCTTATTCTACCAACATCTACCATATCGCTAACATAAGTTAACTCTTGTTCATTACCCTCTAATTGTTCATTACCAATTGCAACAGCAGGGTCAAAAGTTTGTCTAAGCGGAAATACAATACGATCACCATCGCCTTTGTTTTCCATTTTGTTATAAATAACAGCATCACTACCACCCATAAAGCGGGCAAAGTTAGTAACGTTTCTATAATCCTGTAAATAAGGAATTAATACATTTTTTTCAAACAGTTGAGTTTGAAATAAATTATTACGATCCAATGTCGCCATTTTTAGTACCTTTCTTTTTTTTGAATGTTAAAAAATATTAACTTTAAGTTAAAACCTAAAATTTTATTAATTAAATTCCAAGAACGGGAGAAATCTTTTAAAGCGAAGTTATGAGGGAGAAATTATTGTTAAAATAAAGGTAAGGATAAACCGCCTTTATTATTAACAGACAAAATGCCTCTCTTCCTTTGAAGAAATGCCATTGTTTCTAATTTTGCCAAATATCAGCAAAGTTTTTAGTCTTTGGAGCGTGTGCAAGGTTCGAAACTTTAGAATTTATTGACCTATTATGCACTATCCCTTCCGTTGTGTCAACCTCGCTTTCAAGCTCTTTATTACGCTTTTCAAGCCTTTCTATTTTAGCATGTAAAGATTTAATAAACGGGATAATACCACCGCTTTTTGTTGCTCCTTTATAAACTGTTTCGTAAATTTCAGAGCCAGTAGTAATTATATGATCAATTACTACTTCAGGGCTTTCTTCCTGTATGTAAGTAACTATCTTTTCTTGTTCATCTTGAGGTAATAGGGGAAAGAATCCAAAAAAAGCTTGGTATTTTTCATCTAATTCCGAAGTTTTATTATATTTCTTAAATATATTAAATTCTTTATCAAGATCAGACTTAAGCTGAGCGTAAGAATTGCCTTTTTGATTAGCTAGTGGCTCTTCTTCGTTTATAGCGGCTTCATCAAAAGCTTTCAATGCTAAACCTGCTTCATCCTCATTTATAAGCGAATCTTCCTGCAATTTAGATAAAAACTCAGTTATTTTCTTTTTAGCATTAACATAAGCAGCATTTTTCTTATGCCCCCAAGATTTTGCATCATTTAATTGTTTTTTTAGTGATTCATATTCAACCTTTAAATCAGCTTTTAACAGCTCTTTTTGCTGCTTTTCTTGGACTTCTGAGTCTTTTGATGTTTCTTCTCCCCTTTCTCGTTCTTCTCGTTCTTCTCGTACTTCTTGTTCTTGCTCATCTTTGACCTCTACTTTTTGTACTTCTTTGTCTTGTGGCTCTTTATCTTCTACTTTCGCCTCACCTAGAAAAATTTTAGCAAAAGCATCATCTATATTCGTTTTATTCAAATCTTGAGTCATATATTTATTTTGTATTTGTTTGATTGTTTGGTATCTCTTCTTGGACTTGCGCCTCGGTTTGCCCACCCTGTCCTTGCATCATTTTTAAAAATGCCTCATTCAAAGCATAACTATCTGATTCAGTAAAACCTAATTTTTTTAGGAATAATGGCTCAGATAAAATAAATGCTGGGTTAGGACTACTAAGTAAAGCTTCAAATTTAGCAGCTTCTTCTTCATGAGAAGTAGCAAAATTTGGTGCAAAATCAGAAAAGATTTCAAAATTAATAGTTGATATTTCATCACTTAAATATCCCTGATTAAATTTATTATCTTTGTAGTAATTAAACGCATATTGTAGGTTTTTAATACCTCTGATTGTATCAAGGACTAATTGCCCTTCAGAAAATAACATGTGTTCATAAGTTGCATGCAAAGGATTCTGAGTTCTTGCAGCATTTACGGCTCTTGCTTGAATAGCAACGCCGCTTACTGCATTAGTTTGTTCTCCTTTTAGTTCGTCAAATAACTGGGTTCTTTGTTCAAACTCTAAATCAATTCTAGTTAACGTTCTTTCTAAAAACGGCAATAAAGTTTCAGAATTAATTAATTGTACTTGATGAGGGTTTTTAGTGAAAATCATCCCATCACGTCTATTAAGTTCTCCCCGCAATATTGGTCTCATTTTCTCTAGATTTACATTATCCTCATCAATAATTAAATATTTTGAATTAAGACCATGAATTGTTTTAGTCCACACATAATTTAAACATGTGGAAAGAGGAATAAGTCCATCAACTACGCCGTAAGGAATACCTAAATAATTTCTTTTCAAACATAATGGGATTAATGGAAAATGTTTTTGATTAGGTATTTGCCCATCTATAGGTCCATGTTCTAAAAGTACATCAGCACAAAAAACCCCTTTCCAAATTTGTGTTCCCTCTAGCTCTTTTATGTTACTACCAGCTACTTTTTTACTTTCTGCTACCTCTTTATCAAAAGTAGAGAAGTATTGCTCGGTAACAACCCCATCAGGAGTATCAGGAGAAAAGGCAACTATTGCTTCATAATATTTAACATTCTTTTTATAATATACTTCAACAATACGTGCTGACCTACCAAGTACCCATAATTCTTCTAATCCGTCCCCATGATTTAAATCAGAATAAGGAATATAATCATCTCTAATTGCTCCTGCTCCACCGCTAGCAAATTCTCCTGTAGAATTAGTAGCGGTAGGTTTGCCAATTAAATTATCAAAATACTCAGTATATTTAGGATAACGCTTTTTTAATTTTACCCCATTAACAAAATAACTACGAGCAACAAACTGTGAATCTTCCATACGCGCAGTCTGGTCATCTGGATCAAAATAAATTTCTCGTGGGTCTACGTGATCATAGAAAAAAGTTGTTGTGCAATCTGACTCATAACCAAAATGAGACCATCCAAGACCTCCTATTAAAGCATCAGTATATTTTGCCGTAGATTTGTTTTGAAAATTATTTTGAGCTTGAATAACATAAAGCATATTATTTAAGTATTCAGCAAGTACATCATGTTTTGTAAGTGCCGTAGTAGCTTTGTAAGCTATTCTTTTTCTTGCTGCTATTTGCAAAGAAACATAAGTAGTAACTATAGGCTCTATTCTATTTACAACAAAAGGCATAGCTCCAACGTCTGCAAACTCACGTTTTAATTCTTCATTCCATTGATCACCATAATAGAATTTAAGGTTTTCATCATATTGCAAACGCCATTTTTTACGTATTTCTGAGTTAGCAGAATAATAAAAATAGTCTTTTAATTCTTGTAATACTTTTGCTTTAGCCGGAGTTAGATTTATCATATTTCGCAAGGTTCATTATTTTTTAACTGACGTTTTCTACTTCTTCATATCCACTGATAATACAATCAAATTTATCATCATATCCACTAGAATAACAAATCAAACTATCTCCATCAAAAAGCCTATGTTCTACAACTTCAGAAGAATTACCGTAAATAATAGCTAACAGATCGGTACTTTGATTTGGTAATATTAAAAGATTTTCTTGTATAAAAGCTTCTTGTATCGGGTTTTCTAAAAGAGCTATTACTTGCAAACTTACTCTAATATTCCTACCAGATTTATTACAACATCTAATTGACTTGATAACTACATTGCCCTCAGAACTAAAAAGAGCAGTTTTAGAATCACTTAAATTATTAAATAATAGTCTGATAGGTCTGATAAAGTTCATACTATTTCTTTAAAATAATCCTGTAATTTATCGTATTTTTGTTCCAAGATTTCCTTTTCTTCTAATGGCATTTCTGCTCCAGTACTTTTATAAGAGTAATAGTCCATTACCCCTTTTTTTAAAAAATCTGCTAAAATACCAAAACTAGCAACTTTCTCAGAACATTCGCACATTAAAGCATAATCTTTTAAATTCTTATTTTCCATTTTCTATGCCCCTAAGATTTTTTCTAAAGCAGCTATTTGCTCTTTAATAAGATTAATATCATTTATAACAGTAGCTTTACGTGAATCTGTAGCAATAGTTGGTTCTCCAGAAAAATACAAAGCTGCGTCACTATATAAAGCTTGAACGTATTTAGGTAAGAGTTGAATAATTGTATTTTGGTCTTCAATTTTATTTTCCATAATTACTCCTTATCACTTATTAGTTTTTTATATTCGTTAAGAGCATTTTCAATATTGGTAAAATCCTCAACTAAACACTGTTTACGAACTTCTGTTTGATTGCTCAAATATAAATTAGTATCAATTATAATACTATTTGACGCCGTCGTTAGTCTAACAGCTAATTCTTCTAATTCCTGTTTATTCATTTTTTAACCTCAATTTTATTTATTTCTTCTAAAATGCTTTTTAAATTAGTAATATCATCATTAATTTCACCTAAAGCTTTTAAAGCTGCTGCAAGCATTTTTTGAGTATTATCACTGTTTAAATCCATGCCTCCAGCAAATATGGCTGGTGCATATTCTCTTAGAGTTACCACATCTGATGAAAGCCAGTTCATATATTCAATCCCATTAGGATTTATTGGTAGGATATTTGGTACAACTTGGTCATCTTGTAAATTTGTGTTTGTTTCTATAATTTTTTCTTTTGTCATAAAATTACCTTTTTTAAATTGATATAATAATATTTAAGTCAAGTCAGGTTTTATTAGTAAAATACTTAAAGTAACATTTTGATATTTGCCTATTGCTGTTTCTTCTAAATGTATTCTTGCCGTTGTATTAGTTGCTGACAACAGAATTGGTACAGAAATATCATTTGAATTGCTATCACTCATAGGATTTGAAACAAAAACAAATACACCGGGTGTATACAGTTTGTCTGCATAAGTAATATCTATAAAACTTTCATTATTGGAAAAACCATTTCTTTTAGTTGCAGATTGTATTCCTCCACTAACAGTTAAATTTACTATGCCAGTAGTTCCACCAATATCCCCAACAACTACACCACCAGTCCTAAATGGACTTATAGAAGAATCTACATAGTTTTTAGTTGCTACATCTTGTGCGGATATTGGGTTGGTTACATTGATTATCCTATTACTATTCATACTAAACGAGCTAGCTGGAGCTGTTAGATCATTAATTGTTCTGCTATCGACATAAGATTTATTAACTGCATCTGTATTTAACGTTGGTGTGGCTAAACTAGTAATTTTATTGTTATTTAAATTAATATTACCAACAGGAACGGCAAACTGATCTAAACTTATAGCTTTTGCTGCTACAGTTACCGCTGTCCCAAAATCTGTGATAGCACTAGATGTCCATGTCTTAGTATCAACATAACCTTTATTAGTTACATGATCTGAAACTGTTGGAGTGGGTACATTTACAATTTTGTAATTGTACATATCAAGAATAGCTTTAACATAAATTCTTGGTTGATCATCTGGAGCAGAGTATACAATTCTAAACGGAACTACAGTATGATCCCCAGCAATTAAACTATGATAAAAAGACAATGCAAATTCATACCCTACACTAGTAGCAGAGCCTTGAGAAAACTGCATAGACCATCTTCTTAATGATGGTGTACTACCACCCCCACTTCCCGTCTGACTTGAGATGTTAAACACAGGAGCAGGGTCTGTATTTGGTAAATAATTATAAAGAGAATACGGTGAGCCATACGATCCCGTATCTATCCAGTTATAATTTATAAAACCACCAGGCATAGGTATAGTTTGACTCAAAGAAGTATTAATCACTCCTTGAGTATTACTTGTTCCAGTTACAACCCCAGTAAGACTAATAGTTGGTGTACTACTTGCTTGTACAAAAGCTTTAGTAGCTACGTCTTGAGGGTTAACAGGATCAGCTACATTAATAATTCTATAATTATTCATGCTTAAGGTTGCCATAGGAACGGCAAACTGATCTAAAGTTATAGTTTTTGCAGCTGTAATTGCAGCACTAGAAAAATCAGTTATAGAACTACTAATCCATGTTTTACTGTCAATATAAGATTTATTAGCAGCATGATGACTAAGAGTAGGAACAGCAACATTAATTAAATTTTTATTGTTAATATCTAAATTGGCAGTAGGAACGGCAAACTGATCTAATCTTATCCCCGATGGATTAAATGATAAATTAATTATACCTACCGAAGTAATAGGACCACCAGTAACAGTAATTGCACTACTACTACTTTGCACATCAACGCTAGAGACTGTTCCAAAACTTGATAGGTTTTTCCATTCTCCATTTAAATACATTTCTAAAAAAGCCATGTTACCCTCTATACATCTGTATTTATTCTCATGTAGCCATCTTGAGGGCTTGTTGGTCTTTGCGAACTAGGACCAGCGGGAAGTCCAAAATAACCCATTCCAGACATTTTTATATTGTTTGGAATAAATATCACACCAACATTAACAGTAGGTTGCGGGTCAGTATTTACTCTTACTGTTCCCTCTAAAACTGAACTAGGACGTTGTGCGGTAGTTCCTTTTGGAAGATTAATACCTTTTTGTCCTCCAAAAGTTCCTCCATCCGAAGTAATAACGCTAAGACTAGATAAATTTTGAGGTATAGTAACACTATCAGATAACGAGACAGTTGGATTAGTTGCACTTCCTGATATAATAATATTATTCCCACCAGTGACAGTTTTGACACCTTGTGAACCAACAACAACCCATTTAGTACCATCGTAAAACTCTAAAGCTGCCATATCTACATAAGTTAAGTTGTTAAAGAAGTATTTAACCTTAACATTCCAGTAGTTGGAGTAGCTGGTCGCTGGGCGGTAGTTCCAGTTGGAATAGTAACCGATGCAGTACCAGGCAATACGGGGTTAGCACTAATACTAACAGTTGCGACATTGCTAGCAACTGTTACAGTAATCTGATTACTTGTACCAAGAGCGTTATTTAAACCATTAGAACTTAACTCTGAAAAAACTACAGCTGCTGATCCAATATTTACAGTTACAGCACTTGTTAACATAAAGATTTTAGGGCTATTGATAGCACCAGAAAAAACTTCAACTGTTAACCCTCTAATAAATTGGGTATAAAAATCCAAATCTGTTGCTCTAGTTAATACCCAAGCTACAGATGCACTACCTGCGTTAGTTACTGTATAAACACCATTTTCAGTGTTAGAGGTTTGATTTTTAACTAAAACTCTATTACCAACAATTAAATTACCACCATCAATAGCAAGAGTTGCAAAACTTCCCGAGTTAGTTAAAGTTGCGCCAACACCACCTGCTCCATTTGAGTAAGTAGCTGTTAAATTTGCAGTTGTTGCAACAGCGCAAGGTGAAATTTTACCAATAGTGTTTAAAACCCAGCTTTCAGATGCTAACGAAAACCAAGAAGTGCCGTCATTAAATTCATATTTACCGACAGGCAAAGCTAATTGTGCCATATGTAACTCGCAAGGATATTAAAGTTCTAAATTGTATCTTATCATACCAGAATCTACAAGTAAAGGTCTTTGCGAAAGGTTACCAACTGCAATTTTGGTATAGGCATTACCGGGAAATTCAGTATTTTCTGCTAATGATAATGTAAAAGTATTATCAACTCGCATAACGTTAATTTGTTTGTTTGTTCCTAAAATATTTATATCTTCTATAGGCCCTGGTCCCGGC